CGTCCCCGACACGGCGTAGTCGACAATCGCGCCGGTGACGGCACCAAGCACGACGACGAGCAGTCCAATTCCGGTCGACGCGAGAAGGCCGCGGATCGCGGCTGTAAGCGCCGCCGTTGCTCCGGCAGCCGTGACAGCCGCCAGCGAATACCCGGCGTACGCTCCGGCGACCAGCAGCGCGCCTGTGGCTGCGCCTTGCAGGTTGGTGACGATGAACCCGAGCGTCTGTGCCACGATGGGCAGGATCGTCTGCGCCAGCGGCGTGAAGACGTTCGCCAGAAGCGTGAATGCGTTGCCGACCGCCGAGGCAACGTCGAACAGCCCGCCAAGAGAATCGGACAACGAACCCACAACGTCTCTGGCATCGAGCGAACCGAGGAACGTGGCGAGCTGATCGGCGGCCACCGTGAGTGCCGGCGCCAACTCAGCCACCACCCTGGCCGTGAGCCCCTTGAACGACGCCGAAACCTTGGCAATGGAGTCGTCGAGGGCGGCGAGGTTGCCCACCTGCTCCGACGACAGCACCGTGCCGAGCCGCTCGGCCTCGAGCCGCATCTGCTCGAGGAACTGCGCGCCCTCTTGAAACACCGGCACGAGGTCGATGCCGCTCTTGCCGAAGAGCGACACGGCCGCCGCGGCTTGCTGGGCCGGGTTGGGCAGCTCGGCGATGGCGGCAGCGACCTTCTCAAAGGCCACCTGCGGGGACAGACGGGACAGCTCGTCCACCGACAGGCCGAGCTCAGCGAACGACTTGATGGCGTTGGCGTTGCCGTTCTGCGCCTCGCCAAGGTTGATGGTCAGTTTCTGGAGCGACTTGCCGAACGTCTCGATGCTGACGCCCGACTGATCGGCGGCGAACTGGTAGGCCTGCAGCGCCGTCGTCGACACGCCGGTGCGCTTCGACAGGTCGTCGATGCTTGCCACAGACGACGCCGCCCCGGTCACCAGGGACTGGAACGAGCTCGCCGCGTTGGTCACGGCCGTGACGAACAGCCGGCTGATCTCGATGGTCTTGAGCACGCCCAGGTCCGAGGCGGCCTTCTTGCCGGCGGCGGCCATCGACTCAAGCGACTTGTTGACGTTGCCCACGGCAGCCGACACGCCTTGCGTGTTCGCCGTGATCTGCATCGCCAGATTGAGTGCCGTGCTCATCCGAGATCAGCCTGGAGCCGCTTGAGCGCCTCGAGGTCTTGCGTCCTGTGTCGTGGGGCGTTGTCTTCCAGGCCGATCAACCGTTTAGGATCGGGCGGCGACTTGCTGTACGGGGCGAGTGTGGCCGCAGCCAAGATGCCCGTCTGCAACCAGTCGTCGCCAATCCTCTCGTAGTACCTGTCCAGTGCGATCCATTCCGAGAACTCGGCCGAGTCCATTCGGTCGAGCAGCTCGCCATGCGTCATACCGAGGTGCCCGGCCAGGCGGAACGCGAAGCGCCGCTCCGGCCGGGCGTTTAGTTTCCCGCCAGTTCCTTGATGTCGCTTTCGGTCATCCGGTTGTGCCGCAGCGCCGCATCGAACAGCCGGGAGCACACCGCGGAGTCGAAGTCTTTGAGCTGCTCGCGGCCCTCGGGCGAGTCGAACTGCAATTTGCCGTCCGGGTCGCAGATGCAGCGTGACAGGTACTCGCTGCGGAAGTCGTGCGGCAGCCGGCCGCCGGCGTCGACAGCGGCTTTCTCGTAGCTGTCCCGGTGCCTGAGCGACATGGTGCGGATGCACACCTCGCCCAGGCCGGGGATCGTCACGGTCGTGATGTTCGGCTGGCAGGCCTTGCGCAGATCGTCGGCGGAAAGCGGCATGGATCACCCGTCGAGGAGTTTGAAGGACACCGTGTAGCGCGTGACGCCGTTCACCTCCGGCGTCATCACGAAGCCCTCGTAGACTGCATAGCTCGTCAAGTTGACGCCGCCGCCGCTGACGACGAGCTGCTTGCGCAGGCCGTACTCGCTCGTCGATACGTTGGTGCCGCCGAGGCACTCGACAGAGCAGGTGCCGGCCTCGTCGGTCCAGACGACCGAGCGGCCCTTGCTTGGCCCGCCGGCATAGGACGGCACCACGCCGACCACCTCGGTGAAGGCGACTCCGCCCCAGGTGACGCTGATGCCTGTCGAGAAGGTGGCCACGGGTGCCTCCCGTGGATCAGACGCGGGCGATCCGGATGGTGGCCGAGCCCTTGATCACGTCGTTCGTGGCGAGCGTGATGCTCGAGGACCGCACCGTGCCGGCCGCCGAAATCGCAAGGCCACCGGTGATGGTCAGCGTTCCCGTCGTCTTGTCGGCCAGCGGCGCCTTGCCGATGAAGTCGAACGTGATCTCGCGGCCGGTGTCGGTGGCGGAGCCCGACAGCGGGCGGGACTGCGACAGCACCTCGGCACCGGTGGTCAGCCCGAGGTGCGAGATGTCGATGGTGTCGTCGGCACCGGGGTCGGTCAGGTTGTAGACGATGTTCGTGACCACGTAGGCGTTGGACGCCGCCGTGTTCGGGAACTTCAGCGTCGTGCCGCTGGAATCATGGGGCGTATCGGCCACGTGTCATGTCTCCTGCCACAGGACTTCGTAGGTTTGCCTGACCGCGTAGGCGTCTGGCAGCTCGGCGCCGTTGAGGGTCGCGAAGTCGTCGCTCTCGTCCTCGAGGCTCGTCTGCCGTACCGTCGTATTGTCGGCCGTGCCGGTGTACCCATCCAGAACCTGCCGCATGGCGTCGGCCACCGTCCTGGCCGACTCGTAGGTCGCGGCGAACACCGTGAACTCGATGGTGACCATGGGCACGCCCATCGGGCCGGCGAGCGTCTGCTGCCGCCGGTTGGCCGTGCGCCGCCACGTCACCCATGGCAGGGTGGCGTCCGTGTCCGCAGCCAGCGGGTAGACCTTGGTGCCCGCCAGCCCGGCAAAGGTGGCGTCGGCCACCAGGGCGGCACGCAGGACCGTGGAGGGGCACTTGAGGGCCATGGGAGCCTCATGCGGCCTTGGGGCCGTACTTCCGTGGGAACTTGTCTGCCATGTCCTTGAAGGCCTTCTGGAGGGCCTTGCCCATCTCCTCTGGCAGCAGGGCCCGCATGGACGGCAGGGCGAGCTTGTAGGCCGTCTTCACGGGCGGCTGGCCGGTGCTGCCGCCGATGGGCATGCTCGACAGAAAGACCCGCTGCCCCTTGGCGGCGCGCTTGAAGAACGCCTTCGGGTAGGCCGGGCTGGTGCGCACGCGCGTGGCCTGGCCGAACTTCATCCCGGCCATGCGGAGCTTTGCCGAGCCCTGTGACCGCAGGAAGCCGCCACGGCCAGGGCCGAGGACGCCGCGGCGCGCGTCCGTCGCGTCGGCCCGCGCCCCACGGGCGAACAGCCGCTGAGCCTGCGCCGTCAGCCGCCGGCCCTGGCGAGCGTTCCGGGCGTTGCTGGTGGCCGAGCGGAACGTGAACGGCCCGAGCCGCTTGAACGACGACGCTATCGACCCCTTGGTGTAGCGGTCGCGGGTGCCGAACTCGAGAAACTTCTGGTGATAGGCCCGGTCGCGGCCCTTCATGATCGAGCCCTTCGTGGGCACGGCCTTGCTTGTGCCGGCCTTGCGGTACCCCACCAGGCCGACCACGTTGCCAGAGCGGTACTTCGAGATCTTGCTGTCGATGGCCCGGCGCAGGTTGCCAGTAGGCCCTCGGGGAGTCGTGCTGCGCAGGGCAGCGATGCCAGGAGCGAGGCAACGCCGGATCGCGGCACCCATGTGCTTGCGAGCGAGCGAGGGCCGCAGCTGGTCGAACTCCCGCATGAGCTTCGCCAGCTCGGGGAACTCCACGCGCATCTGCGGCAGCTTGACCCTAGCCACTGATGTTCTCCTGGCAGATGGCCTCGTGCTCGCTGCGGTTGTTCCGCTCGAGCAGCGACACGATCTGGAGGGTGCGGCCACGCCATGCGAAGCGGTGCGACTGGCTCAGGCCCGGCAGGTACCGCAGCTGCACCCGGTGGGTGATCGCCACCTCCTGCTGGCCGGCGATGAGCGCTTCTCGGGCCGACACGCCCTCGACGCTGGCCCACACCGACGAGCTGTTCGACCACGTCAGCACAGTCTCGCCCAGGGCGTTGGTGGCACCGCTTGCCACCTGCACCGTCACCCGCTCGCGGAGCTTGCCTGGGTCGATCACTGGTACGACCCCCACTTGATCGAGTCGAGCAGGGCCTTCACGCCGAACGGGACTGCGGTGGCGGCGGCTTGGTCGGCGGCCAGTCGGCGCTCGTACCAGAAGCCCACCAGCATCAGGATGGCCGACCGCACGACCTTGGGCACCTTGGTGCCGTCTGCGCCGTAGCCGGCCCACCACGTCACGCTGACGCTGTTCTTGTCGAGGAGATGGCTGGGCCACGTGCCGGCGTAGACCGTACGGATGACGCCGGGCTCGGCCGCTCGGTCGACCCGGTAGGCACTCGTCGCCAGCGTGCCGGTGCCGCCGCCCTCCTGGGCGAAGGTGATCGTGGTGGCGGTGTTGCCGGCAGCCACCGCCACAGGCGGGCGGGGCAGCTCGATCTCCCAC